GGACCATTACTGCCAGTATAATTAGTTTGTGTAGCAGTTTGATCATTTGTTTGTGCAGCTGTAGCTGAAGCTATATCTCCTATGCTTGATGAAGAAAGAACATTTTCTCTCAACCAATATTCAATTTCATGAAGATCAACTCTAAAATCAATTAATGTTGGAGCGTTTGTTCCTTGGAAAAAAGAAGGAACACCGCCTCCAGCATAATTAATGCTTACATTTGTGATGGCGCATGGTTTAAATTCATAAAGATAATTGCTTGGCGTTAATGTAATCAAAGCTAAATTCGGATAGGATAGAAATACACCTTTAGTCCCAGGTTGTAATGCTGGTAAAGCATTTGTTTTGAATGCTTGAACGATTGATACTATAGCATCTGATTCTTGTGGTGATCTTGGAGCAAATCTCCAACTAAAAGAATGTGTTTTAAAAGTTGGCGATTTAAATAACATAGTTAAAAATGGATTTTGCGCAAGACCAAGTAATTGATAACCTTGATCTGTTAAATTACCAAAACCTAAACCATTGACTGCTTTTGCTGCTAAATCAACAGCGCCACCAGCCAGTGCGCCAGTACCAGCTTGTTTAACTATAGATCCTAAACTAGCATTACCTTGTTGATAATCTTGAAGTCCATTTTCAATAGCAGCACCAATAATAGGATCTGTTTGGGTTGAAGCCCATTCAATACTTTGACTATCTAATAAATTTACAGGAATAGGAAGTTGAACACCACCAACTCTTGGAAATGATGGTTGTTCGAATATAGAACGTCTTTGATATTTTACAAACTGAAAATTTATATTGTAATTTTCCGGAAGATCCATAGGATATTTAATTTGTTCACCGCCAGCATATGATGCAGCGGATCCAGGAGGAGCATTTAATACAGAATTAACAAATCCACCTATAGTATTTGCTGTATTGTAAACTAAAGCACCTACAGCCATCGAAGTTAAAGACATATGAATTTCCTATAAATACTTTATTACTACTTAGATGAGATTTTGATATGGCATATAAAGGTACATTTCGTCCCAAAAATCCAAATAAATATGATGGAAACCCATCAAACATTATTTATCGTTCTAGATGGGAATTAGTATGCATGATGCGATTCGATGATGACCCAAACGTAATTAAATGGTCATCAGAAGAAGTTATTGTTCCTTACCGTTCACCTATTGATGGTAAAATTCATCGTTATTTTCCTGATTTTATAGTAAAAATAAAAAATAAAGAAGGTTTGATTGAAACAAAAATGATTGAGATTAAACCATATTCTCAAACCAAACCACCTGAAAAACAAAAAAACGTAACAAGAAAATACCTTAATGAAGTAGCTACTTGGGGCAAAAACGATGCGAAATGGAAAGCAGCGGCTTCATATTGTTCTGACCGTAGATGGACTTTTCACGTAATAACAGAAAGAGAATTGGGGCTTAACTTTTAATGGCATACATATTCCAACAAATTGCTGATAATGCAACAATAAAATATTATTCGCAAGACCAAACGGAACAGTCTTCACGCGATTGGTATCGTAATACAGCGGCAGCAGTAAAAACAGTTAATACTGTTAAAATGATGAATGACAAACAAAATATCGTCAGTAAACTTGATATTAATTCAATTGGCAAGATGTATATGTTTTTTTATGACCCAAAGTTAAAAGCAACACTTCCATACTACGATACTTTTCCTTTAGTATTCCCAATAGATTTTAAAGAAAATGGTTTTTTAGGAATTAATCTTCACTATTTACCGCCATATCTTCGTGCAAAATTAATGGACAATCTCTACAAGACTGCTAATAACACTAAATATGACAATAGTACAAAATTAAAAATTTCATATCAAACATTAAACAGTTCTTCGCAATTAAGTTACTTCAAGCCGTGCTTAAAAATGTACCTTTGGGATCATGTTGTTGGAAGTAACTATCTTAATGTTGAAACGAAAAATTGGGATGCTGCTTTAATGTTACCGACTGAAAGATTTAAAAAAGCATCAAAAGAAACAGTGTTTAAAGATTCAGTAAGAGCAACAAGATAATGCCAGCATTCAATATATCAGAATTTAAATCTAACATATCAGAATATGGTATTTTACAGAACAATAAGTTTTCTGTTTTTATTCCGATATCTCCGAATGTTCTAGTAAGCACATTTACTAATACACTTGATCCACTTTTTACTATTGATAGTATGAGAGCTTTACAGTTCCGTGCTGAGGCTGCTTCCGTTCCTGGATTTAGTTTACAAACTCAAGACGTGCGTGTTCAGGGTACTGGTGTAAATCAGAAAATGCCGTTTAATGCATTATTTCCTGATGTCAATGTTACATTTCTTGCAGATAGTGGCGCAGACATTTACAAATATTTTTATTCTTGGTTTTCTAACATAGTAGATTTTACTGGCTCTAGTTTTTCATTTTATCCTTCACCTTCATATGAAGTAGGATATAAATCAGATTACGTAACAGATATATCAATATTAGTTTATGATAATTTTGGCAATTTAACAAAACAAATTATTCTTTATGAAGCATTTCCAGATTCTATTACTGAGATACCATTAGATTGGGCTGATAAAGATAGACCAATGAAATTTACTGTAAAGTTTGCATATACTCGTTGGGGTATATATGGAATAAACAATATTATTGGCGGTATTGCATCAGCTGCAACAAGTTTCTTTTCATCTGGTTTGGGGAGCAGTATTTTTGGTGGTGATGGCAATCCAGTCGGCGGTTCTGTTGCTGCACCTTCAACAGAATCTGGTTCTTTTGGTTTTGCTGATGCTGCTTCAACTGGTGGTACTACTACTGCTACCACAGGAACTACTGATACATCTTATTTGTTTAGTTCATCAGAAGGCAGTACTTCATCAAGTACTGATACATCTTATCTATATTAATAATTAACTGGAGTATATTATGTTACCTAAAATTTCGTTTCCTACTTTTACTATCGAAATACCTTCAACTAAGAAAAAAGAAATGTTTAGGCCATTTCTCGTCAAAGAAGAAAAAATTCTTCTCATGGCTAAACTTTCTGAAAAAGATGAGGATATTTTAACAGCTATCAAACAAATTGTTAATAACTGTGCTATCGATGAAACATTTGATGTTGATAATTTGTCGATATTTGATCTAGAATATTTGTTTATTAAAATTAGGGCTGCTTCTGTCGAAGATATTGTAAAGGTTTCGTATAAAGATAATGAAGATAATAAAATTTACGATTTTGAAGTTAATCTTAATAATATTAAAATTATTTTTCCTGATAAAATAGAAAATAATATTAAAATTGGTGATGATACTGGTATTATTATGAAATATCCAAATGCTTCAATTTATGATGATAAAGAATTTTTAAATTCAGGTAATGATGCATTGTTTAATCTTATCATTAAATGCATAGATAAAATTTATGATGGCGAAGAAATGTATGACGTAAAAAGTTACAAAAAAGAAGATGTAGAAAATTTCTTAGAAAGTCTTGACGTTAAAACTTTTGAAAAAATTAAAAACTTCATGACTAACCAACCAAAAATGTCATATGATATTAAATACACTAATGCCAACGGTAAAGAAAGAACTATTAACTTATCCTCGTTATCTGATTTTTTTACCTTACGCTGAGTCATAATACGCTTCAAAACTATTATACTATGATATTTTCATTAGCTCAGCATCATAAATATTCGATAACTGAAATTGAAAATTTATTTCCTTTTGAAAGAGATGTATATTATGAAATGATTATGGACTATCTTCATGAGAAGGAAGAAAAGATGAAACAACAAAATGGCTAAATTTGGCAATACTGCAGTTGATGAAAATGCTCCTGATCCAGTAGCACCAACACCTGCACCCGTTGTCCAACCTTCTGTTGTTATCATAGACAATAACAATAACAGTTCATCAAACAATAATAATTCGCAAAATATACAAACAATGCAGTTAGCCACTGCACAAGCTCAAGCACAGGCTTCAGTTGGTCTTTCGCAAACTTCTATTGATAAAGAAGTTGTTGATGAACAATTAAAACAAGAAGAAGAACATTGGGTAAAAGCATATTGGAGGCCAGCCATGGGTTGGCTCTATATGCTTATTTGTTTTATGGACTTTGTTGGTTTTCCAATGTTAACAATATTTCTTCCAGTAATCTATAAAGGATTAGGCGTCCAATTTACATACACCCCATGGGTATCACTAACATTATCAAACGGCGGTCTTATTCATCTTGCATTTGGTACTATTCTTGGCGTTTCGGCATGGACAAGAGGACAAGAAAAATTAGCAAAAGTAGGTAGCAACTAATGGCAGGTACAATCGAACTCAGCGAAAAAGCATTTCAACAGATGCTTAAAAAAATTGAAGAACAAGGTGGTGGTGCAACACATCTTCAAGAAAGGCTTGCTGAATTAAAAGATGCAGGTATTGCAAATGCTACTGCTAATTCACCAGCAGTAAAACAATCAAATAAAATGTTAGCACAAGCTATCAGTGAATCAATTGTTTCTGGATTATCAAAAACATTAGCTAATGTTATAAAAGAAAATAGTAATGATGAAAAACTTGAGAGATTAATTACTCAAGATAAAGAAGAAATGGATACTCTTAATTCAAGTGTTGGTAATCTTACAGGCGAAGTTATTACAACAAATAGTTTATTAACTGACATATACAGATTACAACAATCTCAATTAGATGCAATGAGACAACTAACAGTTGGTATGCAACAAAGTAGTTCTGGTATAGGAAGCGCAATTCTTAATGGAATAGGAACAGCATTAGAATATATTGGTTTAAAAACATTAATTAATAAATTGTTAGGATCTAGTGAAAAAGATTTAGCAAAAGCTGCTGAAAAGGGTGGAGTAAAATTTGCAGAAGATGCTGGTAAAACAGCAGGTAAAGCCGCTGAAGCTGGTGAAAAAACAGCTGCTGATGCTGCAAAAATTGCTGAAAAAACAGCTGCAGATGAAGCCAAAGAAATGGCAAAACTAACAAGTAAAGCTGGCCAAGATGCATCAAAAGTTGCAGCAAAAGAAGCAGAAGAATTTGCAGCAAAAGAAGCAGAAAATGTAGCGAAACTTTCTGGCACTGCAGCAAAAGATGCAGAAAACATTGGCAAGGCAGCGAAAGATAGCAAAGTTGTTGGTAAAACTTTTACTGGCATTGGTAGTATAGAAAAATTTGTATTTCCTCCTAGAGAAGTTATTATGGAAGCTACAAAAACTTCTTTCCTTAAAAGAGGATGGCAAGCAGTACTTAAAAAAATACCATTGCTTGGTTTTGCAGCTGGTGGTATTTTTGCTTATATCAGATGGTCTGAAGGCGATATTAATGGAGCTGTGCAAGAAATAGCTAGTGGCGCAACTGGTACTATACCTTATATTGGAACGACAGCAAGTGTTGTTATCGACGTAAATCTTATGGTCAGAGATATTGTTTCTGCAGCTACAGCTACAGCAGAAAATCCTAGAGGATTAGATATTTTAGAATTAGAAGGTTTAGGTTCAAATGAGGAAGTAAAGGCATTTTTAAGAAATGTTTTAGAATCCATAAGAGAATATATGAAACAAGATTTGAATATATATTTTCCAACTTGGCAAAGTGTATATGACAAATTATCTATTGCTGGAAAACAAATTTCTAAAGGAATTAGTTTTGTTCCTGAAGATTTTGAAAAAAATAGATTAAATGAGTTAAGAAGAAAAGCTGAAATTTTCAATGGACCTGATACAACAGCGACAGATCAATCTTCTGAATTTAGAGATACAGGTATAGATGGTATAATGCCATGGAAAATGAATTCTGACACTCCAGGAACATACAACAAATATACTGGAACAATTTATAATGACGATTTCCGTAATCGTGGTATAGGCGCTACTGATGCAACTGGTGATACAAACATCAGTGGCGGCGTTGGCGCTGGTACTTCAGTAAGAAAAGAAACACCATTTAAAACAGATAATGGTGGAATGATTCCAATCGGCCAATACAAATCTTCTGTTAATAAAGTTATGAGTAAAGAAGTATATGATTATCTAAAATCAAAAGGTCTTGATGATAATCATGCTATTGGTATGCTTGCTAATATTCAAGCTGAATCTAGTTTCAATGCTGGTGCTGTTGGCGACAACGGTACTTCTGGTGGTTTATTCCAACATCATGGTTCACGTTTTAGAGCCATGGTTTCTGCAGCTGGTCAAGACTGGCAGAACAATTGGAAAGGTCAAATCGATTACGCCCTATCAGAACAAGATTCTAAAATGTTCTTAGGAATGAATTTTAAATCACCAGAGGAAGCTTCTGCTTGGTTTACTTCTAAATGGGAAAGACCAAAAGATCCATCAGAAGCAACTAAAAGACTTGGTTTTGTTGAACAATTTAAAAAGATGTTTACTGGCAACGACGCAACTGTTGCGACCGCCCCACAAAAGAGCGGAGCGGCTGTCAACCAAACTTCATCGATGTTAGAAAATAATAGTGGTAAGAATAACTTTACCGATGCATTAAACAATAATGGTGGTGGAGGCTCAACACCTCCACCAGTTGTCGGTCAAATATCAAATCCAAAAATTGCCGATGCTGGCAAGGTTAATGGACCTGTTGGTGCTGCTGAGCATGACGTTAGAGATCTTCTAATGTCACAAGCTGCTTAATCAAGCACGAGCAGCTAGCTTATTAAAGAACTCCAAGCTATCATCATCGTCATCATCAGCGGCTATAACTGGTGCTGGCTTTGACTTGATGGTAGGAGCAGGAGTCTCATTCCAAGGTGCATCATCCTCATCGATAGAAGCAGCAGTCGCACGTGCAGCGGCTGGAGTCTTACCGAGTGTAGAATTATCAAGACCAAGAACCTTGTTCAGCTTCGCCTTCAATTCATCATAAGACTTGAAGTTAGAAGGAGCAAGGAAGTCTTGAAGTGAATGCTCTTTCTTCCAAACTGCTTCCATTTCAGAATCATCATCAAACAATGGACCAGATGCTGAAAATTCAGAACGGTCGTAATTACGATAACCATCGACATTACGAATCTTCAACTTGAGATTAGCACCTTCCCAAAGATCGAATGGGTTAGTTGGCTTTTCTCCAGGAAACTGAGGATTCATAAGATCATTGAGCTTATCCCAGATCTTCTTGCCATAACGGAACAAGAATACCTTACCTTCGTTCTCAGGATTTTGCTGATCCGTAATAACATAGATATTGGAAATAAAGTTCAGCTTACGCTTTTGAGTACGAGCAATTTCCTTATCTGATTCGATGCCAGAGTTCCAAAGCTGCGTATTGAGCTCACCTACGGGATCGGTCTTACCGATAGTAGTCAGTGAGTTTTCAATATACCAAGAGCCTGTTGGACCCTTGAAACCGTGTTCAAACATACGAATGAAAGGAACATCTTCGCCAGTCGGTGCTGGGAGGAAACGGACAACGGCATAACCATTGCCAGCCTTGTCAACAGCAGGATACCAAAAACGATCATCGTTCTTCTTATCGCTACCTTGATTAGATGAGAGCTTTGTCAATTCAGCATTGAGCTTATCGAGTGCTGCACGACCTGAGTTCTTCTTGAGTTCATTAAAGTTCATGTGTATTCTCCGTATTGTTAATATTAATAGTATTGATCTTATATTGAGCCGTATAACGCTCAACATTATTTATATTACTACAATCAAGCATAATAGTCAAGCACTGTTTTAGACATCTTTGCTTTATCGTAATTAATAAATGGCTTGTATTTCTTTATCTTATTTGATAACTGTTCCCACAATGGATCATACGCCATGTTCTTATCCCAATAAGATAAACAATTTACCAAATCAGATAAAACAATAAGAGTTTCAAGGCATATAGTATTACTAAGATACAACTTAATAATGTGAGGATGCGAGCCAGTGGTTGCAATAAAGTTACTGTTAAAATCAGGAAAAAGATGAGCCAAATCATTTTTGATAACATAAGTTAAAGACTGGATGCGTTTGGACCATTCCTGATAAACCTTATTTGCACCTTCGCTGTATGCAATATCTTTAATCCATGCTTTTTCATTTTGAATTAAATTAGCAATAAGAAAGTTTTTTGGATCTGGATGTTTAGCTAGTTTTTGAAAAAACAATTTATCGTTACGAGTTTCAAATTTGTCATAAGACAGTTTACTTTTACCATTGTATTTGAAATAATCATAAGATGGTTTACTGAAGTGATTCTTCAGTGCAAGATATTCTTTATAACATTCAAATGCTGACATCATCTCACATATACGTCTAGTGTCTCAAGGAAAAACTTCTTTAACTTCTTATCAAATGATTCTTTGCTTAGAGTCATATAATCGTTGTAAAGATCACCAATATTCGCATTATTGCCAGTATTACTCAATACTTTATAACCACGACTTTCAATTTCTTTGATTAATTCATCCTCATCGAAGTCTTCGAGATCTGGATCATCCACCCAAACATCTGTAATTACGTATGGCATGTTGCGCTCCTCAAAATGGCAGCTTCGCGCCACCCTTCAAATAATTTAAATTTTCAGCATCAGCTTGTAGTTTAGATTTAAGTACTGGATCTTTCTTAATGATATTAGCAATCACTTCAATATCAAGATTGTTTTTCTCGCACCAAGTTGTAATCGCATCAATATAATCTACATCATGGTTACGTATCTTTTCAATTTCAGAATTAAACGTGTTAGAATCAAAAACAAACTTCATAATATATCCTTTGTGAAATTGGTAGGGGAGGAGGGATTTGAACCCCCGATCGCACTGTTATGAGCAGTGAGCCTTGACCGCTTGGCTACTCCCCTATTAATATTTTTTCATAGCAATATCAAGCTGTGCAATACGTGATTGCAAATATTTGATAATGACATCATTTGATGGATCAGGAGAAAGTAGTGTTAGATAATTATTCAGTTCATCAACGAAAGCAGCTTTCTTAAGGCACATTACCGAATAATTATCTTCCATACTTTCCTCCAAAAAATGGCGATCACCAAGGGACTCGAACCCCTAACCTAGAGAGTAGAAATCTCTTGCTCTTCCAGTTGAGCTAGGTGACCAATTACTTGACAGCGTGAGTTTTCTTGTGTTTAAGGCTTTTCTTAAGAACCTTCAACCACAACTTTTTCTCTTCTTGGGAGTCACCTTTAATAGCAGCGACATACAATTTATTGATGAGTTCTTTAGTTTTCATAACGCTGCCTTTTTATAAATAAAGTGTCAGTCGCGATACTACTAATATCCACTGACTCTATGCTCAACAAAGGAGAACACAGCATGATTATTTATCCCTCATCGTATACTGGTTATATTTACATTTGGTATGATACCAAAGCAAAATTATATTATATTGGCGGTCATTATGGTAAAGTTGAAGACAAATACATTTGTTCAAATAAACCTATGAAAAGAGCTTATAAATTAAGACCACATACATTTAAATTTA